ACGGTAGCCTTGTCACGTCTTCTCTTGTTAGGGAGACGACTGAGGACATGTCTCAAAACTATGGCTATAAGTTTGGACAAGAAGAAGAAACTTACAACATCGTAGCAGCACATGGCTACTTCGGACGCCTCATCTTCCAATACGCGAGTTTTAACAACAGCAGAAGTCTGCACTTTTTTCTGGCTGCTTGGCCTGTTGTTGGTATCTGGTTCGCTGCTCTTGGCGTGTCTACGATGGCTTTTAATCTTAACGGCTTTAATTTTAACCAGTCCCTTCTTGATAGTCAGGGACGTGTTGTCCGCACTTGGGCGGATATTCTCAATCAAGCCAATCTCGGATTTGAAGTTATGCACGAGCGAAACGCCCATAACTTCCCCTTGGACCTTGCTTCTGTTGAGGCAACTCCGGTCGCTCTATCCGCCCCGACCGTAGGCTAATCTCCCGTCCGTTCATCCCCACAAGGGACGCATGAAGTTTGATCATGGAACGGGGGTCAAACACTTGGAGATTATCATGACTACTCAAGTCACTTACAAGTATCGCGGCGTTTCTTACACTAAAGTGGTAGTCCGTTAAAGCGGCATTGGGAGGTGCAAACCCTCCCTTACCTATTGGCGTTGGCCTCTACGGAGATACCCTTCGCCGTCTAGACGGTGGGATAGACCACAAAATATCGCTACAAAATTTTCCAAACGTTTGGGAGCAAGTCTATTTAATTTCTTACTCCTTTAAAAATGGCACATCAAAATAGTAATGAGCCTCTTGCTGATCTTACTCAGCTAGGCCAATCTAACCTGACGGGTGATACCCGTGCCCTGTACCTCAAGCTGTTTAGCGGCGAGATGTTCAAGGGTTTCCAGAACAACACGATTGCTCGTGATCTGGTTATGAAGCGGACTCTCCGTAATGGTAAGTCCCTGCAATTCATCTACACCGGTCGTACGACTTCCGAGTTCCATACCCCTGGCAACAGCATTCTGGGTAACTCGGATGGTGCACCTCCGGTGGCTGAGAAGACCATCACCATTGACGACCTGCTGATCAGCTCGGCTTTCGTTTATGAGCTTGATGAGATTCTTGCTCACTACGATCTGCGTAGCGAGATCTCCCGTAAGATCGGCTATGCTCTCGCTGAGAAGTATGACCGTCTGATCTTCCGTGCTATCGCTCGCGGTGCACGTAAGGCTTCGCCTGTGTCTGCCACTGGCTTCGTTGAGCCTGGCGGTACTCAGATCCGTGTTGGTTCTTCCGCTAACGAATCTGACGCTTACTCCTCTAGCGCACTGGTGACTGCATTCTATGATGCAGCCGCTGCTATGGATGAGAAGGGTGTTTCCATGGATGGTCGTGTTGCCGTCCTGAACCCCCGTCAGTACTATGAACTGATCCAAGCTGTTGGCACCAATGGTCTGGTGAACCGTGACGTTCAAGGTACCGCACTGCAAGGTGGTCAGGGTATCATTGAAATCGCTGGCATCAAGATCTACAAGTCCATGAACATTCCGTTCCTGGGTAAGTATGGTACCAAGTATGGCGGCACCACTGGTGTGACTGATCCTGGTCGTACTGGTGACTTCGTTGAAGTTGCTCTGGAAGATGCTGATACTGCACAAACCGGTATCAACAACGACTACGGTACTGCTGCTGAGTTCGGTTCCACTTCCTGTGGTCTGATCTTCCAGCGTGAAGCTGCTGGTGCTGTTGAAGCTATTGGTCCTCAGGTCCAAGTGACCAGCGGCGACACCTCCATCATCTACCAAGGTGATGTGATCGTGGGTCGTCTGGCTATGGGTGCTGATTACCTGAACCCTGCTGCAGCTGTTGAGCTGTATGTGGGCGCTACTGCACCTTCTGACTTCTGATCTTAATCAATACTGGGGGAGCTTCGGCTCCCCTTTTTTTTATCTTTTGACAGGTAACTATGCCCTTTCCTACTTATGCTGTGTCCACCGAACTGGATGCTGTAAATCAAATACTTAGCTCAGTGGGACAGGCTCCTGTCACCACACTAGATCTCCAGAACCCTGAAGTATCTATTGTACTCAACACCCTCCGGGAAATCAATCGACAAGTTCAAGCTGAAGGTTGGATTTTTAACACTGAACGAGAGTACGAACTAACTCCTGACACTGTAACAGGTGAGATTCTGTATCCATTTAACATGCTTCAAATTGATACGAATCAACCCTATCATAAGAACAAGTATGATGTAGTTCGTCGTAACGGTAAGCTGTATGATCGTCTGCATCATACGTATGTTTTTACCGATCCAATCCAAGCAGATATTGTTTGGTACTTTGATTTTTCTGACGTACCTCCTGCTGTTCAAGTGTACATCACTGCCCGAGCTGCTCGCATGTGTGCTACCAAGATGGTAGGCGACAAAGAATTAAACACACTTCTCCAAGAACAAGAACTTCAAACACGAGCAGCCGCTATTGAATACGATTGTAATCAAGGTGATTATTCGATGTTTGGATTCCGTGATGGTGAGAATTATTACAATAGCTATCAACCTTTCCAAGCATTGATGCGATGAGTACTGTAACCCAAAGGATTCCCAACTTTTTCCTAGGCATTTCACAGCAACCTGATAATCGTAAGTTTCCTGGACAACTTAACGATTCTGTAAATGCTTTCCCAGACTATGCTCTTGGTCTTCTTAAGCGCCCAGGTGGACAATTTGAATCTGATCTTTATGGCGCTACTGCTGATGGTAAGTGGTTTTCAATCCTTAGGGATCCACAGGAAAAGTATGTCGCTCAATATGATGACAATCAATTCCGCATTTGGAACCTGTTAGACGGCTCACCACGAGCTGTTGACATGGGTGCAGATGTTACCCACGCTGGTGCTTGTAACCTTGTTAACCTCAAGGCTGATCTTTCTACTTACAATAATACTGTTGATACAACTGCTACTAGATTAACTGAACTTCATGCAGCTCAAGCCACTTATGCTGAAGTCTTAGCTGGTCAAAACAGTACTGAACAACGACTCTTCCAGGTTAACTACACTTACCCTGCTAGCTCTGTTGAGCAATATCTTGTTTCAGGTATTCTTCTTAAAGCTAATGGTGTCTATGTAGTTAAGAATAACAACACTGTTGTACAAGCTACAACAACCCTTCCCGCTAATTATGCGTTGGGTGTTGAGGTTACCAATGAGCACCCACTGCTTGCTGCTGACGGTAACCGTGTTTATGAAATCATTCTAACTGTTGCTGCTGAATACACATCTGGTGATCTTAGTACTGCTGAGACTGCCATGAATACAGCGCAGACTAATTATGACACCGCTGTAACCGCTGAAGCTCTTGCTCTTTCTGATTATCAAGCTGAGCTAGATCTTTGTGTTGTTAGTTCGATTCCTAGCGATGGTTATCTCAATGGTGCTACTGCTGCTGACATTGAGGTTCTCACCTTGAATGACTACACCTTTGTTCTTAACAAAGCAAAGACTGTAGCAATGGAAACTACGACCACTGCTGACAAACCAAATGAAGCGTTTGTTGTTATTAAAGTAGTTGGTACTGGTCACTACCGTATTTATCTTGATGGTGTTGATCGCGCTCATTACAACGCTGGTACTGGTGGCGATGTAGATGCTATTGTTTCTGACCTTGTTTCTGATCTTAATGGTCAGACATTTGGTGGTAAAACTTACACTGCTGTAGCAGTTGGTCCTGGTATCTACATTAGTTGTACTGCTGCTTTCACTATCTCAGTTGTCGGTGGTCCATCAGAAGATTCCATGAGTGTCTTTCAGGATGCTGTACCGACTGTTGCTGATCTTCCACTACAATGTAAAGACGGCTTCAAGGTTCGTATTGTCAACAGCATTGACATTGATGTTGATGATATGTACGTCCAGTTTGTAACGGATGGTGGTGCTACTTATGGTGCTGGTGTTTGGGAAGAATCAAACGCTTGGGGTATTACTTATGAACTTAATCCTCAAACTCTTCCTCATCAACTTGTAAGGAATGCTGACGGTTCATTTACCTTTGGTCCTATTGACTGGGCAGACCGTGAGATTGGTGATCTAGAAACTAACCCAAATCCTAGCTTTGTTGGAGCTAAGATTAACAATCTTTTCTTCTATCGTAACCGTCTAGGTTTCCTATCTAATGAGTCAGTGATCCTCAGTAAAGCGGGAGATTATTTCAACTTCTTTGCTACTACTGCTCTTACGGTTACCGACGATGACCCGATTGATGTCAGTGCTTCGTCTATCAAACCTGTTAACTTGAGGTACGTTAAACCGGCTAACGTCGGTCTTGTGCTGTTTAGCGATGTCCAGCAGTTCCTGATTGCAGGTAACGAAGACATTCTCTCGCCTGAGACAGTTAAGATTACAGAGCTATCGAGTTATGAGTGTGATCCAAACGTCGAAGCTGTAACCCTTGGTACTACCTTAGCTTTCATTTCTAAGACTCCTTTGTACACTAGGTTGTATGAAGTTGCTAACATTAGCGGTACTCAACCACCGTTTATGTATGAGCAGACCCAGATTGTACCTGAGCTAGTTCCTCAAACCATAGATTCAATGATCTCCTCACCGGGATTAAGCATTGTGTCTCTTGGTACATCTGGTAATAAAACAGTTTATCAGTTCCGATTCTCTCAACAAGGTGATCAACGATCAGTTACCACTTGGTATAAATGGGATTTGACTGGTACTTTACTGGATCAATTCTTTGATGCTAGTACTTATTATGCTGTTGTTGCTAACGGTACTAATGTTTACGTCCAGTCTTATGATCTGACGCAAGCAAGTGAAGAAGGTTATTTGACTCTACCAACTGGAGAAAAGACTGATGTTTGCCTTGATCTTTGGAACGTTAATCCTTATCGAACCTACAACTCTTCTGCTGACACAACTCGTATCTTTTTACCGTATGATGAAGTCAGTAGTGGTACGTTCTCTGTAGTCCTTCTAGGGCGCTACATAGGCGCTTCTGATGCCCTTACTAGTGCATCGGTAGGCGCAGTACTTTACCCCACCGTACAGGGGACTGCAGGTGCCTATTACGTTGATATTGATGGTGATTATCGTGGGCGTGATTTGATCATTGGTTACATCTACACTATGGAGGTAGAGCTTCCTAAGTTCTTCCTTACTCAATCTGATGGTAGAACAGCTCAGTCTGATTTTACTTCTGATCTTATCATTCATCGTATCAAAGTGTCTACCGGCTTAAGCGGTCCTGTTAAGTATCAAATCACTATTACTGGTCGTCCTGAATGGAGCGACACTATTGAGGCTGTTCAGCCTTATGCGTATGATTTGAACAACGTTAACTTGTCTGCTGAAGCTATTCATAACATCCCCATTTATCAACGTAACGAGAATCTTTCAATCAAAATCATCGGTGATTCCCCCATGCCGGTATCGTTGTTGAGTTTGAATTGGGAAGGTCGTTATACCAACGGTTTCTATAAACGTTCCTGATGACTGCATCCACCCGTGGTTTTACCTTTAAACCAGCTACCATTAACGACGTACACGAACTAACCAGTCAAATGCTGGATAGAGGTTTGTTAGACTTTGAAAGAGTAGGACAACACCCAGTCTTATCTCTTGCTATGTATATCCATGAAGATGACTCCTATCTAATCTACGGACCTGATGGGAGTCTTTATGGAGCTTACGGTGTGTCGGAAGATAACGCCGTTTGGATACAGATGACGAAGCAAGTTAAGAATAATCCACGCACAACCGTTAGATTCGGTAAAGCGTTAATGAAACACATAAACCGTCCTTATCTATGGACGACTATTGATATAAAAAATACTGATCTAATTAACTTAGCTAGGTATTTAGGTTTTAAGGTACTACGGGCATTCCCGGATGGACCTGACAATGTTTACTCTATAGAAATTGTACGATTATGGCAGGATCCCAATTAAGCTCCTTTGGGTTTGACAACGTATTTGGTGGAAGCTCTGGTCTACCTGGCTTTGATATGCAGGGTAGTCTGTTAAGTGGTACTGGAAGTAGTGGTGGCGCTGCCTCAGCCGGTCTATTCGCTAACCCTGTTGGTCTAGCTCTTGCTGGTGGTCAGCTGGCGCTTAGCATCGGCAGCATGTTTGCTAAAGACAAAGCAGCTACACAACAGGCTTACGCAAGTGCCTACCAAACGTCTTATCAAAACTTTATGCAGAATCACATGATTCGCATGAGGAACGAAAGACGTAAGGAGATGTTCCAAGCTAAACTTGACATGGTTCGTGATCAGATTGCGAACAATGCTGAGGGAGCACAGGTAGCTTATGTAGCCGAACAGTATCGGCTAAATGAAATTTATGATCAGGCTGCCTTTAAGCAGTCTGATATGATGAAACAACTGGCTCAAGCTATGGGTACTTCGGCTGCACGTGAAGTGTACGGCAGAAGTGCTCAGCGTGGTGCAGCTGTTTCTGTGATGGGTGCCTACGGGCGAACCCAAGCACAACTGGCAGCTCAACTTATTAGTGAGCAAGGTCAATCTGAGCGTAACTTGTCTAACATTGAACGTCAGGTTAGGGCGGCAAACCGGCAAGCTATAGCTTCTGTATCCGTTCTTCCTGGAATGGAAACGACTGTGGCAATGCCTAGCTTTCAGAACTTTGCTCCTAGCGGTCTTAGTACTGCTCTGCAGATTGGTTCTGCTGGTATGAGTGCATTTAAAGCTGGCTGGGATGTTACTCCCGTTAAAGGTTCATTCTTAGGTATTCCTAAATTGGCTTAACAAATGGCAGAATTTCAAGAACAACAGTTGTTTCGTGGTGCCGCGCAAGCCCAAGGGTTTGCACCTGAACAGGCATTCGATATAACTCCCCTCCTACGGGAGAACATGGACATTACTAGCACTAATCTCGGTCGAGCAGTTAATGCTAGAAAAAATGAACTAGAGTCCAACGTTAAACGGACTCAAGAACTGTACACCACCCTTGGTACATTTTCTGAAAAGGCAATGCAGCTTGCCCAGACAATTGGTTCTGCCTACATTGATAATCGAATCCTTGAAGGTAAAACCAAGATGCGTAGCTTTGGCAAAGCCAATAACTACGGTGTCTCCCCAGAGGGTCTGGCTGAATATAACGCTAAGAAGGCGTCTATTCAGCAATCTGATACTGCTCTCAGTGAATACGCTAACCAAATTGCTAAGCAAGGTGGTCCTCAAGAGGCTGTTAACTACATTAAATCTCTTGGTAGTTATGAACAGATTGGAGCTACTGAGTACTATTTGAAACAGAAAGGTCTTGAGTATCGTGCAGCTAAAGATGCATTCTTCTCTAACACTGAGTTTCTTCTGTATGATGCTGATGGTAACCAGTTTACTCCTAGTGAAATCGGTGATGATCCCGTAAGGCACAGTATTGCAACAGCAGCATTTGGCCGTTTGTTCCTTGCTGACAACGTTGGTATTGGTAAGGATTTTAATCCTAACAATGCTGCAATGGGTTTACTTTACGACGCAATGGAAGCTGTTGATTCTAAGGATGATCTTGCTGTTCGTAAACGTGATAACTATAATAAATCAGAAGTTATCCGTAACAACGCTGAACAAGAGTTTGATCTTAATAGAGACCTTAATCGGTTTGCTTCTAAAATAACGGGAACTATTGGTAAAGATGGTCAAAGGTTTTCTCGTTCTGATGCTAATGATTATATTTATGGAGCCTTTTTGCCTAACCTTTATTTTCAACGAAAAATAACCAGAGAGCAAATAACAGAGCTACTTAAACAAGAGGCAGCAGGTGATCCTAAAAAACGTCCTCACTCTGTGTTCTACAGCAAACGAGTGCAAGCTCTTGAGAAATCACTTGATCAAATTGATACCGAGCGTTATACTAAGTTAAACCGTCAACGGACTGAAAAAGCTCGTGAGGGTACTGACATCGGTATTGAAGCACTTAAGCAGTGGACAGAAAGGGGAGGTAGTCCTGCAGAGCTAGTTGATATTAGAAACACATTGCAGCTTCAATATCCTAACTCCGACTTCTCTGCTCTTAACCGTGTAATCATTAGTAACAACCAAGAACAAAACGACGACTATTGGACTCAAGTTTTTCAAGAGGCTAGTAACACTGGTACTCTGAGTGCTCAGCA